GAATGGGATTGGAGTATGTTGGCTAATGAGTGGGATGCTGAAGAACTTGACGCATGGGGCTTAGATGTATGGCAAAAGCCAGCCGATGTTGATTATTCTATTTTGGATGATGATGATGTTTCAGAACAATTAGAAGACATGACCGATGGCGTTAAAAAAGCTATACAGATTGAGTTTAATGCTGAACACTATGAAGAGGCAACGGCTTTAGTGAAATTCTGGCGTGAGCGAAACGCTTATTTAGGTGGTATGATAATTGAATACCTGAAAGCTGAAAAAGATAAAATATGATTTGTTTTATTCCAAGCAAAGGAAGACCAAACACAAAAACCTATAAATTATTCCAAGATGTTGGTATAGAAGTTCTACATTTTGTCGAGCCTCAGGAAATAGACGGTTATAAAGTACCGAACAAAGTTTCTATCCTTGAAAATAATAAAGGTATAGCGTATGTTCGCAATTTTATGCTTAATTACGCTAAATTAAATAATCATGAGTGGGTTATTTTTTGTGATGATGATGTTAGGCACTTTGGTCATTACGATGGTAAGACAACAAAAGCAGACGCATCATTTTGGTTTACCTTATTAGAAAAAGCAAAAAAGACTCCTTTTGAAATGGTTGGAATAAATTACAGACAGCACGCTTGGCAGGCAAAAAGTAATTATTCTATAAATAAAAAGTTCGCTGAAGTATGTGTTTTAATTAATGCCAGTAAAATCAGTTGGAAGTATAGGGGTGAATTTAACCTGAAAGAAGACAGGGACTTTGCACTGCAAACGATCAAATACGGTAACGGAATCCTTACTTTTGATAAATACTTCTTTAATTGCCCAGACTTAGGAAGCAACACTGGCGGATTACAGGATCAGTACAAAATTAAAAAAGATGAAGAATCGGCTGAAAGAATGTGCTATGAATGGAATCCTTTTATTACATTGCAAAACAAAGGAGGAAGAGTAGATATGAAAACCGACATAAAACAATTAGCAATTCACTATAAAAAAATAGTAAAATGAAACGAATAGACCTGGTACAAGTAGACCATTCAATTAAGATAGGCGATAATTGCCCTTATATTGAACCAAATGTAACTGAAGATAGTATTTTTTATTACGAAGGCGAACCGATTGGATTCTATATGAAGAAGATGCCTGAAAAAATGTGTAAGCTGGCTGATTTGGCGAATATTGAATTAAGGAGCAAGAATGTTCCTAAAACAGAAATGAAACGATCAAGCGGATTACACGATACAGAAAAAGCAGTTTTACAATATTCAACTATTATAGGTTCTATTCCACCAAAGCCAATGATGAGAAGACCGTATGCCAGTATTTCAAGCGTACATTCAATTAAAACGGCTCAAACATTTATAAAGGCGATGTATTTATTAGCTAAGGAAAGCGAGAAACTAATTAAAGAAATACTACCAAAGCAATACGAACAGCAATTACAATTATTTAAAGAGGTTGGTGATAAGTGGAAGTTCGGCGACCTTTTTACAAGTTCTATTTCTAATTACAATATTTCAGCACCGTTTCATCGTGATGCAGGTAATATCGTAGGGGCAGTGAATGTTATTATTTGCAAGAAACAAAACTCTAAAGGAGGCGACTTGCATATCCCTGATTACGGAGCAACAATCGGTCAGCAGGATAATTCTATCTTAGTTTACCCAGCTTGGAGGAATATTCATGGAGTAACACCAATACTACCAACTCATGAGGGAGGATATCGAAACAGTTTGGTATTCTATCCGCTTAAAGCGTTTAAAGGTATTTAATATGGCATACAAAACAAATGAATTAGAGAAGAAGTCTTTAGAGGCTATCGAAAAACATAAATTGTTCTTTATTGAGGATGTAGTGGCGTTTTTGCCCTGTTCTAAAAAGACTTTTTATGACCATAAATTGCACGAATTACACACTATAAAAGAATTGCTCGAAAAAAACAAAGTTGAAATTAAAACTTCAATGCGATCTAAATGGTATAAGAGCGAAAACCCTACTTTACAGATGGGATTATATAAGTTAATCGGCACCCCAGAGGAAGCTGAAAGATTGGGTACAACTTTAAAACATACAGGCGGTATGGATTTGGGTATTACTTTCAATGAAACTAAAACCTATGATACTAACGAAGAAGCAGACTAAGGCACTTGATAGATTAGAAGACAACATAACCAGTGAGGTTATATTTGGAGGTGGCGTAGCAGGAGGCAAATCAGCCTTAGGGGTATATTGGATTATTAAATGCTGTTTAAAATATTCTGGCTCAAGATGGCTGATGGGTAGAGCAGTCCTTAAGACTTTAAAAGATACTACCTTAAATTCGTTTTACGATGTATGCAAACTGCAAGGAATAAAATCTGGTCAGCATTATATTTATAACGCTCAGTCGAATATAATTACTTTCTCAAACGGTTCAACTATTTACCTAAAAGATTTATTTCAATATCCCTCAGATGTAAATTTTGACGAACTTGGATCACTTGAAATTTCTGGAGCATTCATAGATGAGTGCAACCAAATCACAGAGAAGGCTTGGAATATTGTCAAGTCAAGAATAAGGTATAAGCTAACTGAATTTGATTTAATTCCAAAGATGCTCGGAACTTGCAACCCTGCAAAGGGGTATGTTTATAATAACTTTTATAAACCCACAAAGGATGGTACGATTAGCGAAAGCAAAGCCTTTATACAATCCTTAATACAGGACAATCCTTACATATCAGAACACTATATACATTCTTTACAATCTTTAGACAAGTTCAGTAAGGAAAGACTTTTATTCGGTAACTGGGAATATGATGACAACGACAACGCTTTAATTGAGTATGATAAGATTATTGATATGTTTACAAACGAACACATTCCAAGCGGTAAAGGTTACATATCAGCCGATATAGCACGATTTGGTAAGGATAATACTTTGATAATGGTTTGGTCAGGCTTTAGAGTTATTGAGATACATAAGTTGTCTCATAAGGCAACAAGCGAAGTAGCAGCATTCATTAAGCATTTAAGTAAAAAGCATTCAATTCCTTATTCGCAAATCATTTGTGATGAAGATGGTGTCGGTGGCGGTGTGGTAGATTATGGATTCAAAGGATTTGTAAACAATAGCAAAGCATTAACAGGTAACTACATTAACTTAAAGTCTGAGTGCTATTATAAACTTGCAGAGTTAATCAATGAAGCTGGAGTGTGGGTTATAACCGAAGATGTAACAATTAAAAAAGAATTAACCGAAGAACTTGAATGGGTACAAAGACACAATGCTGATAAGGATGGTAAGTTAGCGGTGCTACCTAAAGACAAAGTTAAAGAACATTTAGGTCGAAGTCCCGATATAAGCGATGCCTTGATGATGCGAATGTGGTTTGAACTTAAGAAGTTTGACTTTGTTGTAATGTAAAAGTTATCTAAATTTATCGTAAATTTGTAAAAATAATTGCTTATGAATCTCATACAAAGAATTAAAGCTGCTTTTATTCCAACTCAAAGTGGTGATGCAGGTAACAAATATAACCAATCTTTATTCTCTTATTTTAACGGAATATTCTTTAACATACCAAACAATCCAAGAGCGTATGTAAGAAATGGCTATCAAGGCAACCCTGATGTATTTGCTATTATAAATATGATTGCAAAGAAAGCTGCTTCAGTTCCATTCTATGTTTACGAGATAGAAAACAAAAAGAGTTTTAATAGAACAAAGAATAATAAGTTTAACTTACTTAAAAAGGGATTAACTGAAGTAGAAGGCACAGACTTGAATAAGCTAATTGCAAGACCTAACGAAATGCAAAGCCAACAGGAGTATATTGAATCTTTAGTTTCTTTTTTAGAGATTACAGGTAACGCTTATTCTTATAAGTTTATGCCTGAAGTAGGAAGAAACAAAGGAGTACCAACTAAACTTTACCCATTACCTTCTCAATTTACACAGATTATAGGAAGCGGAACTTTTGAACCTATTAGTGCTTATAAGCTACAAATAGGAAACCAAGAGATTGAATTTAAAGTAAACGAGGTAAACCATATTAAGTTCTTTAACCCTGACTACAATGTTAGTGGCAATCAATTATATGGAATGAGTCCACTTATGGCTGCTTGGGAAACTGTTTCAAGTTCTAACGAAGGCACAAGGGCAAAGGCTAAAGCATTTATTAACGGTGGTGCAGCAGGTCTTTTATTCTCTGGAGATAAGGACGCAATGTTAGACGGAGAACAAATAAGCAAGATTAACCAACAAATAGACACAAAGCTAACAGGTGCAGACAATTACAAAAGAATAGTAGCTACTAACGGTATTGTTGATTACAAGCAAATTGGAATGAGTCCAGCAGACCTTGAGATTATCAAATCAATAGGTGCGGATAGAGATACTTTATGCAGAGTGTTTGGTGTAGACCCTATTTTAATGGCTACTGATTCTGCTTCTTATAACAATAAGGAAATGGCTTATAAAGGATTAGTAACTAATACGGTTATTCCTATCTTAAATATGATTAGAGGTATGTTTAACGAGGTTGCCTTATATTACTCTTTAAGAGATGGTGTAGAATACTACATTGATTACGATGTTCAAGCGTTTCCTGAAATGCAAAAGGATATGGAGAAGATAGTTGCACAAATGAAAGAAAGTTGGTGGATTACTCCTAACGAAAAAAGAGATGCAATGAATTACGATAGATTAGACCAAGAAGATATGGACAGAATTTTAGTTCCTACAAACTTAACCTACCTTGATGAATTAGGAATGGCGGATAAAGCGTTATAATGACACAAGAAGAATTTGACACTAACCTACAAAAGTATTTAGAGACTTACGGCTATCGTTTATTCTCTAAAGCCTTGAAACAATCTATTCAGCCAATTATAGATGCTTTAAATGAATCGGAATCGGTTGCATTTACAAACTCTATTGCAGGGATGCTTTACACAGGTGTACCTATTTCGGAGGCTATGCAAACTTTCTATAATACTGCTTGGAATAAACAATCACGAGGTTATGTTAAATGGCTAAAGGCTAACTTACCACCGGAGGCAACAATAGGAGTAGGTTTTGAGAATCCTATTATGGATGCAGCTTTAAAAGATTACTTTAACACCATAGGCGGTCAGCACATAAAAGATATTAACGATACAAGTTTAAGAAGAGTTCAATCAGCATTCCAAAGAGCGTTAGAAAATAACGAAGGATTTAGGGGAGCAGAAAAAAGATTGATTAAAGAAGTAGGAATGACCAAAACAAGGGCGAGGCTTATAGCAAGAACGGAATCAGTAATGGTAACTAATGCTGCTAAATTTACTCAAAGTGAATTGATGCCTATCGAAATGGAGAAGACCTGGTTGCACGACCATCCAAAGATGCCGAGAGATTGGCACATAGCTTTAAGTGGTAAAACTATTGACTTGGATAAGAAGTTTAACGCTGATGGTAGAATGATGAAACATCCAGGCGACCCAGCAGGTGGAATAGAAAATAACGCTAATTGTAAATGCACGATGCTTACAAAAGCAAAGTTAGATAAGGAAAATAATATCATATATAAATAATTGCTAAAAAAGTTAGTATCTTTGTACTATCATAGTTTGGTGTTTTGGTTTTAGGGTGGGTGGTAAA